ATAAGTTGCTAAATCTTTGTCTGATATATCCACTGAGCCAATCAAATTTTTGAAAAGCGTCTTGAAAAAAAAAGCGTCACCTTGACTTTTAAACAGATCAATCTTTTCTCTACCTACTAGATCGTCATACTCATAAGGGTTTTCTTCTTTAGTAAAGTAAACAACCGAAGCAATTTTGTAGATAATATCAGTCTCGTAGATCATTTCTAATCGTTCCTTTAGTTGGTTGTTTAAAGTGTTTACCTTAAAGATGTCTATATTGTTACTATTTAAAATCTTCTCTACTGCTTCCGTGTGTTTAATAAGAAAGTCCCTAGTTGCTCTCATTGTTAATTCGTTATAGAAGTCATTAACAGTTAAGGCACGTTGACATTTAATCTTTGCTATGTCCTTAAATTGGTAGTAATTAACACCCTCTATTGAAAACACTTTCTGAATAGCATCTTTTAGCTCAGGCTTTCTTTCGGTCTTACTTTTAATCCAGTTAAGAAGTTTCATGAAATAGTTTGTTATACTCAGTTTCTAGCTGGTGCTGATAACCTCTATTAATTATCTTATTGCTTCGTTTGATCTCGTATTGTTCACCTCTTTTTCTTAAGATAATCTCTACACCTGGCATTGCTTGTTTCTTAAACCATCGCTTACCACCTTCACAATCGCAATGCTTGTACATCTGAAACCCTATGTTAAGCAGAAAGTCTATCATTTACAAATGAGTTTAATCCACTTAGTGCAAATATATAAATAAAATAAATAATAATATTAGTTAAATTGTAATCATTGAAAACCCAAAAGACCCATGAGTGAATCGAAGCCATACAAACAACACAACCAAATAAAGGCTTTTTAAAGCTATTAGGGGCGTTTCTAAGGTAGTATCTTATCCACCATAGTACTTCCCTATCGTTTGGGTCTGCTTTGCCCTCTACGTCGTTATATTGAGTTGCCTTATAAAAGCCAAAGATATATAAACAATTAAAAACTAAGAGTAAGATTATATTCATAGCCCTAAGTGATTAAGTTCGTCACGCATGAAGTTATGAATTAAGTATCTAAAGCAATCCAAGAGGTCGGACTGCTGTTCCATCTTTGAGCGATCTTCTTTGACTATCTTTAATTTCTCAGGGTCGTACTCAACGTTTTTACAATCCCAGATAGTTTGTTTGCAGTTTTCTTCATCAAAGATTATCTCTGCTCTGCTTAGTAAGGTATTAACCTCCATCCTAGAGATACGATGTAAAGGGTTCTTACCTGGTAGTCTTACTTGATTATCACTTAACGAAAGAACATCTTTTATCTTACGATAGTAAGTTAGTCCTTTTTGTATAGCTGATGCGTGTTCGCCTGTCTGGTCACCGGTTATTATAAATAAAGCGTTTGGATATTTAATTAAAATAATCTTACACATTTCTTCAATGTCTATATTATCGACTATTTCTTCAATGACGTGCAGCTTATTAAAATCAGGCTTCTGAGCGACAATACAAGTCAAAGGTTCACGATTAAAGTCAAACGATAGATAAGTCTCTAAGTCTGATCTCCACGTTGTTTTGCCTACATGGTTATGCGTAAAGTTAAAGCAGAAAGCCATAGCGTTTTGATCTAAGCTCTCAGCCATTATCTCCTGTCTGAACTCGTGGTCGTTCATTTGTGATTTCATTATCTCTAGTTCGTCCTTAGAGATGTAGGGATTGGTGTAGGTAGAGAGCGTCCAGGAAGCCCAGTTGTCGTACTTCTTAGGGTAGTCTGTTAATTGAGTAAAGAAAGTCTTTTTACCTTTAGGAGTGCTTAGAATCCAACAATCACCTTGATAGTCTGCTAGTGTTGGTCTTATAGCCTGTCCCCATGCTTCTTGAAAGTTTCTAGACTTCTCTGCTTCGTCTATTATTACACGTTTATACTTACGTCCACGTCCTGAGTTCGGGTCTTCCATTGACCAGAAGTCTATCTTCCCACCACCTAAGATCGTTATAGATTTTAGTTGTTCGTTCTTTGATTGTGTTACTTCAAATAAGGTGTGCTTCATTTCATTCCAAATCTCTGCCAAGTCTTTGTAAGTGGGTGTCCAGTAGCCTATCGGGTCATTGTCTAACATTGTATTAATAGCTAAGTCTTTTGCTAGTTCAGTCTTTCCCCATCTTCGACCTATCCTTAAAACATTAAACCTCTTAGACTCTTTTAGAACTTCCTTCTGTGCTTTGTGGAGTTTTAATAAGCGTATTTCTTTAACACTATCCACGAATGACTTTAATTGTTATTTCTCCAGCATCTTTGCCAGTAACTTCATGTCTCAGAGCATAGTCTTTTTTATATCGTCTTTCTAGAATCCAGGCTGCTGCAGTCCAAGTCTTAACAGAAGCTTTCTCAATTCTAACCTCCATTTTTTTCTTAAACTTAGAGTGTGCTTTTTCTATAGCGTCCCTAAAGTCTTGTTTCTCTTGCTTCCAACGATAGAACGTTGTCCTGTTAATTCCAGATAGGGCACAAGCATCTTCTTGCGTTCTTCCTTCCTTTACGTGGTCACAAATTTCTTTTATTACTGCTTTAGTATATTTCACTTCTTTTTTTTAGTTGCGTAATATCTTTTTACCTGGGACTTAGTATAAGTCTTTCCTGAAGGACTTTTAAGTTTTCCCTTGCTCTTTCCTTTGGTTATTTTCTTAAAAGGCATATACGTAATTTAATTAATAAAGTTTAACAAAAGTAGTTATTTTTTTAATTCTTTTATTTTGTCTTTGTATTCATCTATTAAAACGCTTAGCTCAAACTTTCCTAAATTAGATATATTATTCTTTTTGATCTCTAAGTGTTGTAATACTTCCTCTCCGTACTTTTTAATTAATCCTTCTCTATATCCTTGTATATTTCCAGATAGATGCATATTACAATATACACATTGTCCATTAACGTTCTTTTCATCATACCTGGTAGACATAAACCGTCTAGACCAATAGTGACCAGCGTTGAACTGATTTAAAGGCTTTGTCTTTTGACAGCTTATGCACTTAAAAAAGTCTTGTCCTCCGTCCCTTAGTTTAATATACTTCGAGAATAAACGATCTAATTTCTTTTTAAGTTTTGGTGTTGTTAAGGTACTCTTTTTTTTTATCATTTCAAAGTAATATAGTTTTATAGATATGATATGCAATTTTAGCCATCATTAAAGGAGGTACTGCCCTGCCTAGTCTTTCTGTTTTGTGCGTGTATTTTTCCCCTAAATAATAGTCATCAGGAAAACTCATAAGTCTAACAAGTTCTGGTACTGTTAATTCTCTATTTTCTTCCCAATGGATTAAACACGCACCCTTATTCCCTTGTCTTTGGCAGATAGTAGGACAAGGCTGATCTCTTAAAATCCTATGTAATCCATAATAACCACTTGGAGCATATTTATCTCCACTTTCACCCTCTTTAAGCTGAAAAACATAATTTTTTACTATTCCCTCACTATGAGTGGCATCTTTTATATCTTTAGAGCTATTTATTACACTTTTACAGGCATCGTAAGAAGTAATAATATGTTTTCCTATTTCTGGATATATTATTTCTTTTTTAATATCATTTCTTACACCAATAAAGATTGTCCGTTCTCTAGATTGAGGTACACTATAATTTTTCGCATTCAACACTTTGTATCTTACTCTGTAACCACAATTAACTAAAGTATGATATATAGTATTTTTATGTTCTCCAAATAAGTCTATCTGTTCGCTTCCTAAAAGACTAGAGGCTGTTCCCATTGTTAGTCCTTTTACATTTTCAGCGACAAAAACTTTTGGTTGAACTTCTTTAAGTATTCTTGCGTATTCAAAAAACAAATCATCTGTTATTTGCTTTGTATCTGAGTATTTTTTTTCTTTACCCCAGTCTTTTTGACGTTTCCCTGCAGTTGAAAAACTAGCACAAGGAGGTGAGCCATCTAAAATATCAAGCTCTCCTGGTTTTAAGTTTATTTGTTCTAGTATTTGAGAGCCAGTTAATTTTCTTATATCATCTTTAAAAATAAAAGTATCTGGGTAGTTCTTTGCATACGCATTCTGAGCCTCAGGGACGAATTCATTTATAGCTAATATATTACCTCCTGCAAGACGATACCCTGTAGAACTCCCACCACCACCAGCGAATAGAGAAACAACATTAAAAAGTTTCTTCTCAGATCGTTTTTTTACTAAGTCAAGATTATAAATAAATGGTTTCATTTTATTGCTATTAGTCCGATAAAATTATAAGATTGCCAGAATTGTGTTATCTTTTGAAACCCAGAATTTTTTAATATATCTAAATTTTGATTCATTGTATTGGGTTTCATTATATATCTAAGATCACGCTCCTTTTTTATTATTTCTTCCTCGCTAAAGTGATTGCATTTATAATCATAATAACTAAAAGACAAGACCTCTTGTAGTAAACCATTTTCCTGGTAAATCTTCTCACATAAAATAAATGCTCCACCTTTATTGAGTCCGTTGTATATAGTCGTGCAATAGTTTTGTCTACTCATTCTATTTAAAAATTGCATCGTAAAGATAGAATAAACCAAACACGCATTTTTTACTTCAAATTCTTTGTTTAGATCAGCATTTTTAAAATTGATATTATCTTCATCGTATTTAGGTAAAATATTAGCATTGTCATATCCTATTTTTAAATTTAGACAATTAATTTCCTTTAATAGTTTGCCTGTAGAACAACCAAGATCATATATAATAGTGTCTTTTGTTATAAAATACTCTGATATTGAAAGAATTGAATTAATTAAGACATCATAATTTGGAATAGATTTTAAGATATGATTATCAAAATTTTCTATTGTATTAAAATCAAATTTTTTCATTTTAAAGAGTATTGACAGAAGTTCTTATCTCCTTTTGTTATTCTCATTGCTTGGATATTATGACCTAAGTTTCTAATATCCCAAATCCTTGAAGCTAGTCTAAAGCATCCAAATTGATTCAGGGCTTCCAAAGGTGTAATCTTATTTCCTTTTTTTAAATAGTTTAATATTTGTTCTGTTTGTGTCATAGTTTCTAAGTTTAATTAATTATTGATTTTAAAGCATTTTATTGTCATTGTATATATTGTATTAGTTTACTATCAAAAGTCCGTTAAAAGCCTTTAAAATACGTTTTAGGGCTGTTTAGATAGTTTTGTTATTAATTCAAATTGATCGTGTATAAATTTATGCACTTCGTTTAAATTCTTGCAATGTCGTATTAAGATTTCCTTCTTCTCTTTTTTTGATTCTTTAGACAATACTTTAATAGCTCTAGAATCGCCTTTAATAGCTTGTTTTCTTATCTCTAAGTCAGCGATAATACTTTCAATCGCTCCAGTGATTGCCTGACGTTTAAAAAATAAACTCATGGATATATAGTTTTATTTAATTCATCTTTATAATAAAATCTCTGAATTTCTTTGTCATAATAAATACTTTCTTCGCCTCTTAATCCGACTTCTTTAGGCTTTGCCTTTTGGATTATTACCTTCATTTCATTGTTTATGTTTCCGTTTTCATCAACGATCTTTTCTCTATAGCAACACATAATCGTTTGTGCTTTGTTAGCCCACTCAGCACCACCAGCTAAATTGTAGATCGTTGGTGCGTCATAACTGCCAGAGGGATTCTTTTTTAACTGATGAGGGTGTATTACTATAAATATATGTAATTTGTATTTCTCTGCTTTTTTTCTGAGCTTTCCAAGTTGGTAGGCTAAATAAATATCTTGACGACCTCCGTATGCTTCAAAGTTATGCTCTAGCTCGTTCCAGGGGTCAATCGAGAAAGTGTTTAATCTTGTTTCTAGTAGGGTGTTATCAATACATTCATGAATAGTATCTAGGTCTTTTTTCTCTGAGTCTAAAAGAAAAAAATGATTATTAACAATATTAAAAGCCTGTTCCCAGTCTGTGTCTGATGCTTCTTGCTCAGGCTTATTTAAAAGTTTTCTTTGTAATTCATAGACTATCCTTGCTGGTGTTCCTGTTTCTGGACTTTCTAATAAGTGTTTCCAGTTATATAGTTTAGTAAGCCTTATTAAAATTTCAAAGTGTAGCTCAGTCTTTCCATGACCTGGTATGCCTGTGATGTAAGTAGTACAGCCTTGTTTAACCCTATAGATGTCATCTACCTTTCCAAGCTCTAAGCGTTGCCCTTCGTTAATCCCTTCAGTTCTTAGCTTTATGGCTTCGTTATAGTGATCTTCTGCTTTAGTAAATCCTTCCATTTTATTTAGTTTCTAATTCTTGTTGAATTTCTTTATGTAATTTATTATGTAATTCAACCATTTCCTTCCAGAAATCATTTAGTGTAAAATGAGGCGATTGGTTTCTACCACTACAACGTAATTGTATATAATCTGCTATTTCTTTCTTATTCATAATTTAGGTTTTAATTATAAACTTGGTTTTTCATTTTCCTTATTTTAGTAGGTTCGTCATCCCACCGCTTTTGATTTAGATAAGTTTGAGGGTTAGGTATGAACTGACCTGAATCTTTTAACCATTGTTCACTTAAGATTTGCCAATCTAACGCATCAGATATTTTATCCTTCTCTGTCTTGCTAAGTTTCTTCCACGAACTGAACGCAGCACCCTTTCCCGTCTTTTTAGGATATTTAGTCCAAAAGTCAATAAAATCGGACGTATATACACTATTTATACTCTTTCTTTCTTTATTATATTCTTTAGGTGTTGTTAGTTGTTTGTTAGTTGTTTGTTGATT